ATGGAAATAGAAAAGTTTTTAGAGAAAACAAAGAAATCTGCACTAGGAAGGAGAAGACTTGTTTGCAAAGACGGGTTTAATATGTCGGTACAAGATGAAGATTTCAATTATTGCGATGAGTATACAGTTCAAATTGGGACGCCAAGTGAGGTAGAACCATTAATCTTATGCTATGCAGAAGATGCAACAAATCCAACAGAAACAATTTATGGATTTGTTCCACTTGATGAAGTGGAAGCTGTGATTCAGAAACATGGAGGACTAGAAGAAGTAAATGAAAACATGACAGATTTGGAAGAATTTAGAGAATTTATGATGTCGCGCTTTATGAGAAGGAGTTGAGAATATGAAGGCATAGGATATTGACAGTATGCGAGAAGATTTAAAAGCTGTTTGTCTAATTGGATGCTGTACTTTTTGCATAATAAATGAAAAATTTAGAATTAATAACTGTGACTTTGATAAAATGACTGATGAAGAAATCATTAGAATTCATAGTGAAACTTTGAAAATAGCAAGAACAACGACGAGAAAGTTATTTAAAAAAACAGGTAAGAATATAAGTGATGCAATTAAAGATGGTAATGAAGGAAAAAACATAGTGCCAGAATCACTTTTAGTAAAGGCAAAAGAAAAATACCAAGGTGGTAAATGGGTAGAAGGATATTATGCATTCATGGATCCTGATCATATTGTTACATCAAAGGATGGGCAGACATTATATTTTGTTGATCCAACAACTGTGGAACCTTTAAATAAAGCGAAAATAGATAAAGCAAAGGAGAAAATCTGTGACGAATATTGTAAGTATCCAGGAAAAGTAGAAAGGGAAGAAGATCTTTGGAAGGATAATAGCCCGTGTATGGAATGTCCATTAACAGGAATATAAAAATGCGACGTTTTGAGACGGTAACATGTGATATTATGATGTTGTAAAGAAATAAATAAAAAGGAAACGAGAATGTAAGCTATACGGCAGCAGATCTTGTTTCCTTTTTTGTTTACAACATGGAGAGTGAGTGATGGAAGATAGAAAAAGCCTATTAGAGATATTTGGAGTAAAAGAAAGCTATAAACTACCGGATAAAATATTAGAATATCTGTTATCTAATCAGGCAGCAGCTAAGATACAAGAAGTTAAAGATGAAGGATATACAGAAATTCGGGACATCTTCCAGGAAGAGCAAGGAGATAGAAAAAATCTTAAACAGGATTTCACACCAGATTGCATATGTCAGATTGTAGCCAAAATTATGAAAGATGGAGACAATATTGACATGTGTTCAGGCACAGGAGCATTGAGTAAATGGGCGAATAAAACAAGAGGAATAAAAATCAACGAATATGAATATTCGGAAAGAACGATTCCTTTTGCATTACTGGATGCATGTGTAAATGGAATGACCGGAATGATTAGTAGAGCTGATTGCTTAAGATCACAGATATTTGAAAGCTATGCGCTTGAACAGCACGGAGAAATATCAATACCAAGACAGGCAGAAAGACAGAATCCAGATCAATATAAAAACATTATTATGAATCCGCCATATTCAATGAAGTTTCCGGATACAGACGATTATGAAATATTAGGCTGGAAGATTCCAAAGAGTAAAGCAGATTTTGGCTTTATATTAAGAGGTGTGCAGCATCTAAAGGAAGATGGAAGACAGATCGCAGTTTTGCCGCACGGGATATTGTTTCGAGGAGCACAAGAAGGGAAAATAAGAAAATGGTTAATTGAAAATCATATGATCAGTGCAGTGATCGGAGTACCTGATAAATTATTCTTGAATACATCTATACCAGTTTTTTTATTAGTACTTGAATATCATTCGCAGGATGTGCTTTTTATAGATGCATCGAAAGAGTTTGTGAAGAAAGCAGCACAAAACGATCTGGATCAGCAACATATCGAAAAAGTAGTAAATACATTTCTGAACAGGAGAGAGATCGAAAAATATTCATATATAGCGAAGTATGAAGAGATTGAAGAGAATGATTTCAATTTAAATATTCCAAGGTATGTAGATACATTTGAAGAAGAACCGCTTCCAGATGTTAGACAGATACTCAAAAATTTAAAACAGATAGATCAGGAAGAAACAAAATTAAAAGCTGATCTATATGATATGCTAAATGATCTGACAGGAAGTAAGGAAGATATGGAAGTTGTAGAGACGCATAAAAACATATTAAAACCAAAGAAACAAGAGAAAGAAGTAATCGGACAACTGTCATTTGAGGGATTGTTATGAATTTGAATACAAGAAAAATAAACATCTATGATATATGCAATGTAGAACGTGCGGTATCCGGCAAAGAATATAAAGCAGGATCTTGTTATATTAAATTGAGTGCAGTAGATGAAAGTGTTGGACAAATTAAGGATAAAGGATTGATAGATCAAAGATATGCAGTGTTTGAACCTAAAGATGAAATCAACACTGATTATATGTTTATTGCGATCGAGAGATGCTTTCCGGAGTTTTTGAGACGATATAGGACAACAATCAATTTACAATTTGGCACATTAAAACATTTTCAAATTGATTGGCATGATAATGAGGATGCACAGAAATATGTCGTAGAAAATATGAAGATGATTGACGATGAGATAAGTTTATTGGAAGAACAAATACAGTTAGAAAAAGATCAGAAAAGATGGTATTTGAAGAAGATGATGGTTTAGCTATAAATCTTTAGTGAAATTAACTAAAAAATAAAAGTTGCGACGTTTTGAGACGGTAACATGTGATATTATGTAAATATCAAAAAAGGAACAAAAGAACAACAAGCACATTGGATTAAGTCTAATGTGCTTTTCTTATGCCTAAAAAAGAAGGTGAGGAAACTTGAATACTGTACAGCCGATTCGAAATATGGATACAGTTATGGACATTGCAAGATATCTAAGACAGAATAATGAACGTGATTATGTAATGTTTGTCACTGGAATCTATTCAGGACTGAGAGTATCTGACATTCTTAAATTGAGAGTAAAAGATGTGCGTGGGAAAGATTATATATCAATGCGTGAGAAGAAAACAAAGAAAGAGAAGAGATTTATCATAAACAAGAATCTCAAGAAAGTACTGGAAGCATACACAAGAGGTAAGGATGATCTTCAGTATTTGTTAGAAAATCCGAATACGCATAGACCGATCAGCCGTCAAAGGGCATGGGAAGTTATTAAGAATGCAGGAGAAGAGTTTGGAGTTTATAATCTGGGTACTCACACAATGCGTAAGACGTTTGGCTACCACATGTACCAGGCAACGCATGATGCGGTTATGCTCATGAAATTATTTAATCATAGTAACATACATGTAACATTACGTTACATTGGTGTGGAACAGGATCAAACGGATCAAGCAATGGCGAAGCTTGATTTTGGTGTTTGATCTTTCCTTTTTGTAAAGAAAACTTAACTCAATAATGCTATGTAAAGTAACAGTGCATAAAATGAGTGAACTATATAAGAAAGAAAAAAACAAAGACATGTTAACAAAATTGTAAGATATGTCAAGTCAAAGAGGAAAAGCGAAGCTAACTCAGTCGGTTAGAGTGGCGGCCTTATAAGCCGTTGGTGATGGGTTCGAATCCCATGCTTCGCATTTATCCAGAGCAGCAACAGTTAACAAGGACAAATAGCTATACTATATTTTTGTCAGACTCTGACAAAGCTCTGGATCTTAACGTGGTAGTTGCAGGAACAGGAGTAAATATAAATCTGGAATGTTTCGTTCTTTATCCTCCATAAAGTTAAATTTAATCTCTTATCATCATTAGGGGCTGTGCAATGATGATTGATTTTGCTGTAATCATAATCAACTCCTTCAGGTTCGAATCCTGATACCGCGATTATATTTTGTCAGACTCTGACAAGGAAAGTGAGGTGAACAAATGGCAGGACGACCAAGCAAATATAAATCACATGTTGAGCCGTATCTTGATGATATTAAAGAGATGGCATTGACGATGACTGAGAGACAGATCGCTGAGACATTGGGTGTTGGTTATACATCGTTTCGCGAGTATAAACAACGATATCCGATATTAGCTGATACACTCAAAAAAGGAAGGCGTGAGCTTGTGAAAGAACTAAGGAGTGTATTGATTAAGAAAGCGGAAGGCTTCCAGTATAAAGAGACGAAGATCATAAAGGAAGATGGGAAAGTAGTACGAGAAGAACATAAGGTTAAACAATCACTGCCGGATGTTGCAGCACTTAATTTGTTGCTTAAGAACTATGACAAAGAGCACTGGGCAAATGATCCACAGATGTTAGAGCTTAGGAAGAAAGAACTGAAGCTGAGAGAAAGACAGGTGGAAAACAATGAGTGGTAATTATACATTGGCAACATTCTATACATCAAAGGAATGGATCAAGCTGACTAAAGTACTGAGAACTGAACGAGTCAATGAGAATGGTGATCTGATCTGTGATCATTGTGGAGAACCAATCGTAAGAGCATATGATTGCATCTGTCATCACATTAAAGAACTGGATGAAAGCAATGTGAATGATGTGATGATCAGTCTTAATCCTGATAACATTCAGTTAGTGCACCATCGTTGTCACAACAGAATACATCGTAAGTTTTGTTTATCACGTCAAGTGTTCCTGGTGTTTGGATCACCGCTTGCAGGTAAGACAACATATGTGAATGATATTAAGAGTCCAGGAGATCTGATCGTTGACATTGATAGCATATGGCAATGTGTATCAGGGTGTGATCGTTATGAAAAACCAAAGCAATTGAATCAATGCGTATTTAAGATGCGTGACAGTTTGATTGAATGTATTAAGTATCGAACAGGAAAATGGAACAATGCATACATTATTGGTGGTTATCCGCTTGTGGGAGAACGAGAAAGAATCTGCAAACGGTTAGGAGCACGAGAGATCTTTATTGATACAGACAAAGAAGAATGTATTAAAAGACTAGAAGCGTGCGAAGATGGAAGAAATAAAGAGGAATGGTTGAAATTTATCAACCAATGGTGGCAAAGGTACGCCCCCCGGGGTTGCTAAAACCCAAGTGCGGGAGCAACTGTTGTGGTGGGGGTATCTTTCACAGAAAAGGAAAATTTCAAATTTTTAGATTTGAAAAATTGAAAAAAAACTGGAGGATTTGATATGAGCGAAAAAGTATATGGAATTAGTGGAACAAATAAATGCAGAAAAGAAGTAATTCCAAAAGAGGAAGCCTACACAAAAGAACAAATAGATTTCTTTGTACAATCACACTTCGGAGATCTTAGTAAGGATACATATCTCTATGAATTACAACAAGTCTTCAATGAAAGTATAAGTAGCGCGCATCTTGGATTTATTGGAGAAATACCAATATTAATAATTAATGCTACTGGAGGTACTAGTTTCAAACAAAAGGCAGCTAAGATTTCATTAAACATAAGTAGAATACCAATAAGTACTATCTTGTACCATCACATGATTGCTAATATAAAAAGGTATGAAGCAACATACTGCCGTTTCTATGGCGGATCAATATTTAGTATGGGAGCCAAATTAAATATTGATCGTTATTCAAACAATATGGATCTCGTTTTAGAACACCATGGGCATGGTGAAGCAGGTGCATACCAATACATGCCTTCTGGAACAATGGTTTTTGTATTTCGACCTGTTCCAAATTAAGGGGGCAAAATGGAAAAACGAAAGCAAGAGGTTATTAACCACCTCAAACAAAATAAAAATGTATCAATAGAGTTTTTAACTCCTACGATTGATAATTTTGTGTATTTGGAAGAACAGCTTGACGACCTTAGAAAGCTTCCTAAAATACGGGTTAATCCTAAAAATTCAGAACAACAAAAAGCAACGCCAGCGGCAAAGATGTATAAAGAATTGTTCCAACAATATCTTAATGCATTAAAAGTATTACAATCGTATGATAAAAATCTTAATGATCTTGAAGAATCACCATTAAGAGCATGGGTTAATAAGCATATGAATGAAGATAAGGAGGGAGAAGAAAATGGCGAGTCATAATGATAAAACATCAGTCGTTGACGCTGATTCTCATTTTATAATCGATCCTGTTACGAGGACTATTCAGAATGAGGGCGAAAAAAATTTAGTACAGTTTGATCATAACAGTGAGCGAAAGACTTTTGAATGTCCTCGATATGTTGAAGGACACGATATGTTGAATTGTAATAGAGTTATAGTAAATTATTTGGATAATGATCTACCAGGTGTATATGAAGTAGATGATCTAACAATGAAAGATACTAATACAGTTATGTTTAGCTGGTTAATATCATCGAACGCAACACAGAAGACAGGAAACATATTTTTTGCAATCACATTTATGTGTGTACAAACAAACGGTGATGTGACCTATCGTTGGAATACAGCAATTAACAAGGGATTAAAGGTCATTGAAGGAATGAATCAAAATTCAACAATTGTATATGATAATGTAGACATCCTGGAACAATGGAAACAACAATTATTTGGTACAAGCGATGGAGAGATTAGTAAGATTCAGGAAGCTACAAATGAATGTTTGAAACAGATTCCTAGTGATTATAGTGATCTAAATACAAAAGTTGATAAAAATACAACGAGTATTAGTGAACTAAAGGAATCTTTAGGGAACGTAAACGAAGAAATTTCTGGTATTAAAGGAGTTGGAAGTGGACTTACGACAGAACAAAAAAGATATATCGTATCACTATTTAAAAATGCTGTGTATTCAGAAAATATGTCTGACATTGTGACAGCATTGGAAAATAGTTTTAATACAATTCCTGCGACAGGAATTAAATTATCTCCTACAACTCTTAAGTTCTCTGGAATCGGAGACACTCAAAAAATTACAGCCACATTGACACCAGATACAGCAACATCATCTATACTGTGGGAGTCTAATAATGCGGATGTAGTAACAGTAAAAGATGGGGTAGCAACGGCTGTAAGTGATGGTATTGCAATTATCACGGCGACCTCGGGAAGTGCTACAGCTAAATGTAATGTAACAGTTAATACAAAAGAATTATATAGCGTTTCTAACAAGATATGTAATGCTGATTTTTACGAAGCTACAGGATTAAAATTTGGATCAGATACAGCGAATGGATGGAATAAATCATGGACGTTATTTATGAATTGCTCAATTGATTACAACCAAAATGTATATGGATTAAATAATGATATAAAAGAAGGTATGGATTTACGAGTTGATGGAGCTGGAAATGCAAATGTATACTTCGGACGAGGTAGAATTAAATTAAATTTATCATCTAATAGAAACGTAGCATATGTAGCTGTACATGAAGCTAATGCTAATAATTTACAAGTATATCAATATTCTGATGATAATGTTACAACAACGACTGTAACTCCTTTGTATAATAGACTAAACAATTCGTACTATGATGGAGAAGTTTGTGTAGGAGGTAACAAGCAAGCAACATATACAGGAACAATACACGATTTCAGTATAGTCATGAGAAAGGTGACTAATTCTGAAATAGAGACGTATTTGAAAGGATGTGTATACTAATGAGTATTCTATACGATGGAAAGGGAAATCAGATATCTGTTGATGGTGTTGTTCCACCACCGACTCCTACTCCTACCGCATCTGGCGATAAAATATATGATAAAGTTATAGAACTTAATAAAGTAATTAACTTATTAGACAGAACAAAAAGTACAGAAGGTAGGATGCAACTTCCACCAACTATAAACCCAAACATTAAACAATGTGAAGTTTCTGATTATATAGAAGTAATGGCAAATAATACTTATGTAGCACAGGTGTGGGACAATCAAGGACTTTTAGGCGTTGAAAAGATAGTAAGATTCGACAAAGAAAAAAATTATTTATCCGATGAGGAAATAGTAAAACAAAGTAATGACGGAATACATTATGTCATTTACACGCCAAGTGAAGATGGTTTAATAAGGTTTCAATATGCGGTTCATGTTGATAATCCTAATCCTATGTTTTTTATGGGATCAAATGTAAGTAATGAATTTGTTGCTTACACAGGCGAAGAAATCGACATGTCTAATTACCATCACACGCTAAATAGTGAATTTAGAAATATCTTGTTACGTGATAATTTGCAGAATAATTTATACGGTAAGACTGTTTATTGGTTTGGAGATTCAAATTCTGATAACTGGGCGAGCGGTCAGCAAAGAAAGAATTTTGAAAAGAAATTTGGTTGTAAAGTACGTTCCTATGGTACTTATGGAGCTACTTGGGGAGATGCTACCGATGGTGTAAATAGTACATCATTAAAGAACGCTAATGGACAATGGAATAAGTTTTTGTCTGAGGTAGAGATAGATTCTAACACTTATTTATTCCCGAAAGACTCAGCATTTTTCTTTATGATGGGAACTAATAGTGGAACACTTGGAGAAATGCCATCTAATGGAGTGGGTGCGATTACAGATGAATCTTGTACAACAGATATATCAGCAATGAACTATATTCTAAAAAGGGTTAGATATTATGGAAGAAATCAGCCAATAGGAGTATTTATCCCTTGGGAATGTAGCGGAGCAAAAAAAGAAGCATTAATTGCAATATGTGAGTACTATGCTATTCCATACTTTGATATAACAACATTCGTACCGCCTTATACTCACACGAAAGGCCTTATTAGACAAGACGGAACAACGGTACAAAATGACTATTTTACCGATGGAGGAGTACATTTATCAGCATATGGATGGGAGAAATTTAGACGTGTAGCAGAAAACTGGATGGCATATCAAGTATAACAAAAAACTCCTAGAAGGCAGTTTCTAGGAGTTGATATATTTGCTTACAGATTTATACCAAATAGAATATGAATCCGGTGTCAAATGCAAGCCATCGTTTGTGTACTTATTAGGAAGATAACTGTTTTGCTCATAAGCAGAATATAAATCAATAAATTGCAGATTATGTTTTTGGGATAATTTTTTTAGAAAATTGTTAAAGGAACGTATTTTGGAGTTACTACAGTAAGGATTCTTTACGTTTGCTGTAGGTAAAACAGAACAAACAAATATTTTAGTATTCGGAACTGTCTTTTTACATTCGTTTATTAATATAGAATATTGATATTTGCAAGTTTTTAAATTTCTACAAGCAAGAGAATTGACTCCGCAAGCAATAAAAACCTTGGAAGGATGAAGAGAAGACACAGTACTGATTCTTGAACGAACATTAACGATCCTATCTCCGTAACATCCTAGATTACATACAGATGTATTTGGAAAAGCTTTTTGAAAATTTCCATTTGCAGTCAATGAATCTCCAATAAATACAATATCAGATTTTACATTTAATTGCTTTAAACAATTTTCCCACGAATTATAGGAGTCAGTTTTAATAGGTGATTCAAACTTTATACCTATTTTGTAAGCTATACGATTTGCATATCCAGATGAAAATAATACAAATATTAATGAAACAAATAAAAGCAATGAAAGTAGTTTAAAAAATAATGAATTGTTAGATACTTTTTTCAAAATAGACCTCCTAAATGAACATATCTTAATGTTTATAAGTATAAATCAAACAAAAAAATTGTAAAGTACTATTTCAATAGATGAAATTAATTTTGTTAACTAAAAGAAGTTCTAGCGAACAAAATACAATTATAAAGGGAGATGATAAAATGTCATGGGAAAGTTATAGTCTTATGAAATGTAAGAAATGTGGAAATATATATAAAATAGAAAACAGCACATTGGTTATGAATCAAAAAGGTTATGACAGATGCCCATTATGCCATTCTGAAGGTGAAGAAATATTCAGTAAGTCTATGTTGGATGTAATGAATGAACAAAGTGAAAAATTAAAAAAACGTAAGAAAAGAATAATTTTATGAAAAAGAAGTTTTGATGATTTTATAACTTAAATTTTTGGCGAGTAGGATTTATATAAAGGAGATATACATAATATGACAAATAACAAAACAACATTAGTTATTAAAGATAGAGCAACAGGTAAAACTACACAGTTACTTTATACGAGTGCCACAACACAGTATCCGATTATCGTGCAGAACAAATTGTATACAAAACTGTTATTAGACAAAGCAGAAGACCTTAATCTGATTATTCCAGTGCCTATGACAGTAGAAGAATTCAAGAATAGTCGTGAAATGAATTATGATTGTGTTCTTATTGACGAGGGATATAACTTGATTGGCGAAGCTCTTGATTCTTATTTAGGAGCACATGTAGCAGCAGTAACTTTGACTGATAGAGTAAAAGAATTTGCAGATAAGAGAGTGTAATGGAAGAACCAAATTATATAACAGTTGGACAGCTTAAGTAGGAGTAAATATATGTTAGACAATGCTGAAGATCTATTTGAGGAGTCAGACAAGCAAAAAAGAAACGAAATTATGAAGAATTAACATAGTAGGACCGCAAAGGTCCTATTTTTGTGCCAAAAATTGTGATCGGAGATGGTTAAGTTGTGCTGATTAAAAACAATACAATATGGACACCTGATAATTCCTACTTGCTGGAATACCGGGCAAAAGCAGAAACAGGCGAGATCATAATTGGTCACGAATTATGGGATGAATTGGATAATCTTGCTGAAGATTTTAACAATGATGAATACATCTACAACAGAGATGATGCATTACTCCGTATGGATTTCATGGAAAGTTGTGTACGATTAACAAAATCTCCATTCTACAATAAACCAATGGTGCTGATGCTATGGCAGAAAGCATTAATTGAAGCTTTTTACTCTTTTAAAATGGCAAAAGAAAGTAAGGATATGGGCATATGGATTGACAGATTCAAAAGGCTACTACTTTTGATTGCCAGGAAAAACACAAAAAGCGAAACAACATCAGCTCTTGCGATATCTGAATTTATAGTTGGTCCGCAAGGTGCAGATATTGTTGCAGCATCAAATGATGATGCTCAGTCCAGTATCGTTTATGATGCGATTGATATGATGCGGCAGCTGATTGATCCAAATGATCTTGACACGAAAAGAAATCAGAGATTCATCTTGAATAAATCAACAAATACGAAAGTATTTAAGCTATCAGACCGGACAAATAATAAAGAGGGTCGAAATATTGATTTTGCAATAGTCGATGAATCGCACGAGATGAAAGAAAACATCATTGGAAAATCAATTGAGCAGTCTCAGAGTTTGAAAGATAATCCTAAGTTTATAAATATCACGACTGAAGGTTTTATTTCCGAAGGATATCTTGATGCAGAACTAGAAAAGTCACGGAAAATAATAAGACGTGAAGACGATGGGTTAATGGCAAAGAGAACTTTGCCGTGGCTATACACACAAGATTCTGAATGGGAGGTATGGAATGGAAATCGACAAAACAAATTGTGGATGAAATCGAATCCTACGCTAGGAATTGTGAAGAAGTGGGATTATCTTGAGGAACAGGTAGATGTTGCAAAGACATCGAAAGCAGATCGAATCTTTGTATTATCAAAGGATTTTAATATTAAGCAGAATGATGTAGAAGCATGGCTGAATCTTGAAGATTACGAATATGAAGCTGTTTATGACATTGAAGAGTTTCGAGGATCTATATGTATTGGTGCCGTCGATCTATCAGAAACTACTGATTTAACATCGGTAAAGATATTGCTAATGAAGCCAGATGATCCGACAAAATACATTTATCAGCATTATTTTATTCCAGAGAGCAAGCTGGAAGATTCCGATGACTGGAATGCAGGAGCGAGGTACAAAGAATGGAAAAAAGAAGGATTGATTACGATCACAGAAGGGAACGACATCGATCTTGCTAAAGTGGCAGATTGGTTTTATATGTTATACACAAAATACGGTATAAAACTGTGGAAATGTGGATATGATCAGAGATTTGCGAAAGATTGGATTACAAGAATGGATTATTATGGTTGGCAAAAAACAAGTAATGATAACTCTGATCTTGTAATGATCTTGCAGAATGCACAGACATTAAGTAATGCAATCAAACTATGTGAGGCAGATTTTAGACATAAATTGATTAACTACAATGAAAATAAAGTAGATCGTTGGTGCTTAAAAAATGCAGGCATTAAGGTCTGTGATGAAAATGGTCAAGTTTTGATCGTAAAACATGAAATACCAAAAAGAATTGATGGGGCTGTATGCTTAGCAATTCTTTACGAAATGTATCGAAGATACAGAACTGAATTTAAACAAATTATAGGAGGAAAGTAAAGTGGGTTTGTTTGACAAAATAAAGCAAAAGCTTTCACGATCGTCAAGATATGCACAGATGCTAAATGGATATATGCCTTTGTTTTCGCAGTTTGGCGACAATATATATGCATCAGATGTTGTGCAGCAAGCACTTAAATGTATCGTTGACGAAATTAAAAAACTGAATCCTACTCACATCAGGACAAAAGGACAGGATCCGTTGCCGATAAATGATAATATCCAAAAAATATTGAATAATCCGAATCCATTAATGACAACAAGCGAATTTCTTGAAAAAACAATGTGGTTATTAATCATGAATTATAACGTGTTTATCATGCCGACATATTACATCTGGGAAGATAAGGCGACCGGGAAGGAATACAAACAATATGATGCATTGTATCCTTTGAAACCAACACAGGTAGAGTTCCTGGAAGATGGAAGCAGTCGATTATATGTAAAGATGCGGTTTGAAAACAACTTTGAGACTACACTGCCATACGATGAACTGATACATGTCCGATTAAATTATTCTGTCAACGAGTATATGGGCGGTAATGAATTTGGACAACCAGATCATGAAGGTTTGTTGAAAACATTAGATCTGAATCACAAGTTGCTTGAAGGAATCTCACATGCAATGAATGCAAGTTATGCAGTTAATGGTGTGGTTAAGTTTAATACCATGCTGGATGATGGGAAGACAGAGGAAGCACTGAAAGAGATGGAACAAAAATTAAGGAACAATGAAAGTGGATTTCTTCCCCTGGATCTAAAGGCAGAATACAAACCGATGAATCGTAATATCAAACTTGTTGACAACGACACTTTGAAATTTATTGACGAAAAGATTCTTAGGAATTTTGGCGTACCATTATCAATACTGACAGGAGACTACACAAAACAGCAGTATGAAGCTTTTTACCAGAAGACACTTGAACCGATCATTATTCAGTTGTCACAGGCATTTACAAAAAAGCTTTTTACTGATCGTGAAAAGGCTTTTGGAAATGAGATTAAATTATATCCGAAAGATCTGATCTTTTTGACAGCAGAGCAGACAATTGAAGTTGTAACGCTACTAAGTTATACAGGCGCGTTGTATGAAAATGAAAAACGTACAGCGTTTGGATACGCACCACTTCCAGAGCTGGAAGGAAAAAGGTTTGTGTCATTGAACTATGTCAATGCAGATTTAGCAGATCAATATCAAGTAGGAAAACAACAAGACGGAGGTGCAAACAATGGAGAAGAAGAATAAGCCGCTAGAACAGCGATCTTATAATTTTGAAGTCCGTGCAGAAGAGACTGATGACGGAAATATTATAACAGGTCGTCCTGTTGTATATAACAGCAGGACAGATCTTGGCTGGTTCGATGAAATTATTGAACCAGGATCGTTGAATAACACAGATCTGACAGATGTAAGATTTCTGGTAAATCATGACACAAGTAAGATTCCGCTTGCAAGGTCAAGACGAAACAACGGCAACAGTACAATGCAGCTTACAACCGACAATGACGGTTTAGGTATTCGTGTGACACTGGATACTGAAAACAACAATGAAGCAAGAGCGTTATACAGTGCTGTACAGCGTGGTGACATATCTGGAATGTCTTTTATGTTTGGGATCAGAGATGAAGAGTGGGAAGATCTGGACAGCGATCATCCTATACGTCACATCAAGGATATTAGTACAATCGTCGAAGTAAGTGCGGTTACATTTCCAGCTTACGACACGACTGAAATAAATGCACGAAGCAAGGAAGCATTGGACAATGCCAGGTCAGCAGTGGAGACTGCAAGACAGCAGAATGCGAACTCAGTGGACACTGAATTGGAACTATTAAAAGAGAAAACAAAAATATTAGGAGGGCTGTAATGGGTCGTAAAAAGATTTTAGAAAAACGTCTTGCAAGATTAAAGGCGAAGAAAGACAAATTAAAATCAAGAGCATTAGCATCACAGGATGCAGCAGAAGTAAGAAATATCAATGAAGAATTAGAAGATCTTAACGATGATATCGAGGAAACACAGGAAGAAATTGATGCAATTGGCGAAGAGCCGGAAGGAGGGGATCCAACATCTAATTTAGGAGAAAGAGGGGATCCAACATCTAATTTAGGAGAAGGAGGTGAAGGACAGCAGAGAAATGCAGAGCCAATGAACGGACAGCCACCTGTTAATACTACAGTAGTTCGTGGAATGTTTGGACAGCAGACATCTATGAATCAGCATAGAAGTGATGTGGATCCATACGCAACAGTTGAATATCGTACTGCTTTTAAAAATTATGTACAAAGAGGAACACCGATTCCAACAAATCTGATGCAGAAGAGAGCTGGAGGAGATTTAGGACCAACAGTTGCAGCAGATCTTGGAATGATCATTCCAACAACGATCATGAACGAATTTATCAAAAAGGTATCTAAGGTTTATGGCCAGTTATATTCAAAAGTACGTAAGATCAATATTCAGGGTGGAGTTAAGACTCCAATTTCTGATTTAAAAGGGACATTCAAGTGGATCACAGAAGCAAAAACTTCTGATCGTCAGAAAGCTGGAGATATTAAAGAGTATATTGAATTTTCCTACAATATTGGAGAAATTCGAGTATCACAGACATTATTATCATCCATTATTACTCTTGATATGTTCGAGCAGGAAGTTATCAATGTGATGACAGAAGCTTATGTGGAAGCTATGGATAAAGGAATTATGCTTGGTAGCGGAACAGGGCAGATGCTTGGAATCTTAAAAGATACAAGAGTCACAAGCCAGGAAGGACATGTTCTTGAATTCACAGAAGAAGAGTTCTCTGATTGGACAGCATGGAGAAAGAAGCTGTTTAAAGTTATTCCATTATCTAAACGAGGACAGGGAGAATTTGTTTTCCCACCATCCACAGTAGAAGCAAATCTTTTGACGATGAAAGATGCAAACAATCGTCCGGTATACAAAGAGGCTACAGAATTAAACATTGGTGAATCAGCGACAAGTGGAAAGTTCTATGGCCGCGAAGTGACAATGGTTGAACCAGATGTTATTGCAGACTTCGAGACAGCCAATGAAGGAGATGTTGTTGGAGTATACTGGAATCCAATTGATTACATTATTAACACAAATCTTGCATTTGGAATAAAACGCTATTTTGATGAAGAAAAAAACGAATGGGTAAACAAAGGACTTACAATCGTAGATGGTAAGATCGCTGATCCATCAGGTGTTTATATCATCAAGAAAAAAGCAAGTGCTAAATCAGCAGCATCCACAACTGAGGATGCAAGCGAAAAGAAATAGGAGGGCTGATGGGTGACAGATGAACAATTACTTGCAGAAGTCAAGTTAAGAATAGGTGTAACTGGATCATATCAGGATGATAAGATTCAGGGCTATATTGACGATGTTAAATTATTTATGTCAGATGCAGGTGTCGCTGGTACTGTAATGGAGTCTAAGCAAATTGTCGGAGCTGTCGCCCGTGGCGTTTCCGACTTGCTGTATGGATACGGTGGCGGTGATGGGGATTTCTCAGAATTTTTCTATCGACGTGTAACACAGTTAACATATCAAAAGGATGGTGGATCAAATGAGTGATTATAAGCCATCAGCTGCATTTACGGTTCCGATTAAATTGTTGATACCAGAAGTTAAGAACATCAAAGGAACGATAAAAAAGACGTATCCAGAAGATGGTGATCTTATCTGGTGTGCATTTAAGACATATGGTGGAACGGAAAGAGATGTCAATGGGGTGTATGCGATTGAGGATACGGCCAACATAGAAACTTGGTACCGGCCGGACATTAAAAGTGATTGTGCGATCATGCTTGCGGAAACCGGAGAGATCTATGAGATCATAAATGATCCGGAGAATATCAATCAACGCAACCAATGGTGCAAATTCAAGGTCCGGAGGGTTAAAGGTGGTGCATAAGTATGGGAAAAAACTTACTAAAACTAGATACAAGAGGTTTTGATGAGTACATAGCAAAACTTGAAGATCTTAATGCAGCGGTTCCCAAAATTGTAGAGGATGCATTGAACCAGGCAGGTGAAACGATCGCATACGACACAATGGATGCAGTAGCAGAGCCAAATCTTCCGCGAGGTGGTAAATACTCTACTGGAGATACAAAAAGCAGCATCTTAATGAATCCGCAGGTAAAGTGGGCAGGACAAGTTGCAGAAATTGGTGTTGGATTTGATTTTGCAAAACCAGGAGCAGGTGGTTATCTGATCACAGGAACTCCAAGAATGGCACCAAACAGGGAACTGAATGCAATCTACAAACAAAAGAAATACATGAAAGGTATCAAGAAGGATATGACAGATGTATTTCAGTCGGAAATTGAAAGCAGAATGGGAGGATAAAATGGAAGATCAGCTAATTGAATTATTGGAATTGTTCGGATATCCAGTGCTGAGACAAGGAAGTTTATCTGAAGATGAAAGCTATCCAGATCATTTTTTTACGTTTTGGAACAATGACAGTTCAAACCATTCGCACTATGACAATGATGAATATGGAACTGATTGGGACTTTGACGTTAATTTTTACAGCATGGATCCCGAAAAGACATATAGTGTGCTTGCACAAGCACGACAGAAACTAAAAGAAGCAAAATGGATCATACCAAGTAAAGGTTATGATGTCGCATCTGATGAAGTGACACATACTGGGCGAGGCATGGAAGTTCATTATTTAGAAGTTTAGGAGGCATAATATGACAAATACAAAGAAATATTGGGAATACAGAGGTGTAGGAGATGCGGTATATGCAGAAGTAACGAAAGATGATAGCACAGGTTTTGAAACAGGAGAGGTAAAACCTTTTACTGGTGTCTCAGAAATTGCAAAATCAACAGAATCATCTGATGAGGCTCATTACTATGACAATCTCCCAGTTATTGTAGTATCTTCAACAGGATCTGATGAAATTGCAATTACTGGATCAGGAATCCCTATGGATGTAGTAGCTGATGTAACAGGTCAGTATTACGATAATAAAACAGGCATGATGGTTGAGCAGGAAAGAGATCTGAAGTATTATGCATTTGGCTATAGAACAAAAAAGACAGACGGAACAGAGGTTCTTGTATGGAGACTGAAAGGAACATTTTCAATTCCAGATTCAACACATGCGACAGAAGATGATGGAACAGATGCAAACGGACAGGAAATTACATACACAGGTATTTCTACTACGTACAAGTTTGAAAAGAATGGAAAACAGGCGAAAGCAATTAATGTTGATACAAGTGCTGATCTTGTTGATACATCGACATTCTTTGATAAAGTACAGACACCTGATACTATCACACCAAAAGCAGCATAAGAAAAGCTTAATAATACAATCCCGGTGCAAAAACACCGGGATTTTTTCGTAAAGGAGCAGATATGAATTTAGAGATTAATGTTTACGACAAAGACGGAAATGTAGAAAAGACTTGTACAGCCAAGACAATTGATTTTGAATTTGGGACAATCAGAGCAATGATGAAGCTGTTAAATGTAGACAACACGAATGACACAGGTGAACTGTTAAATGTTATTTGTGATGCATGGGGGCAGCTTGTTGAGATACTAAGCGCATGTTTTCCTGATATGGAAGAAGAAGATTGGGAGCATGTGAAACTAAAAGAATTAGTACCAGTTGTTGTTGCAACATTAAGATACTCATTCGCTGAGATTTTAACGATTCCAAATGACTCAAAAAACTAGATGGCGGGGAAAGAGACACCCCGCTATTTGAAATTTTATTCGAAATAAATTATCAATTGTGCAAAGAGTTCCCGGCATTGTCTCCATATGACATTGAGAAACGAACATATCATGATGTGATTCGTTTGTATGCAGATGTGAGAGCAATGCAGATCAGGGATGCAAAAGACAATGATCAGCAGAGCAATACAACAAAAGTAATACGTAGAAGAGCCGGAGATGACTGGTTCTAGGAAGGCGGTGAGAATATGGCAGATGACAGCACGACAAAAATAAAAATGGACATATCAGAACTTAAAAAGTCAATGACAGAAGCAAGAAGGCAGATCAGACTCGCCAATGCAGAATTTAAAGCTTCAAGTGCTGGTATGGACAACTGGGCAAAATCAGCCGATGGACTCAGTGCGAAAATGAATCAGTTACGCAGCACACTGTCAGCTGAAAAGTCTATATTGAATGATCTTAATAAACAGTATGAATTAACAGTACAGAGTCAAGGAAAAAATTCCAAAGGTGCACAGGAATTACTGATTAAGATAAAGAACCAGGAAGCAGCGATCAATAAAACAAAAGCATCATTAGAAAAATACGGTCGCATGATGAGTGATCTTGAAAGAGAATCATCACAGGCAGCCAATAGTGCAAATGAGTTGAAAACAGCTTATGAAAGACTGGAATCTACGATTTCAAAGCAGGAATCAGATTTGCAGTCTTTAAAAGCACAGTATTCCTCAGTTGTTATGGAACAGGGCAAAACATCTGATGAAGCACAGAAACTTGCGAATGAGATCTCGAAGCTGTCAAGTGAACTTGTACAGAATAAAAGCAAGATGGAAAGTGCATCAAACGCAGCCGATGAACTTGATAAGAGCATGGACAAAGCTGCAGATGCAGCAGAAGAAAGTGCAGACGGTTTTACAGTCTTAAAAGGTACGATTGCAAATCTTTTAGCAGATGGAATTAAGGGAACCATTGAGGCATTAAAGAACTTTGGAAGTGAATCAGACCAGGCTTATAACAAATTTCAGGCACAGACAGGAGCAAGTGCTCAAGAAATGCAGTCATTCAAAACAGAAATGAATGATCTGTACAAGAATAACTTCGGGGAGAGCTTGCAAGATGTCGGTGATAAAATGGCATATATCAAGCAGGTAACAGGCGAAACAGATCCATCAAAGATCAAGGAATTGGCAGAAAATGCGATCTCTTTGGAAGATACGTTTGATTCAGATTTTAGCGAGACTGTCAGAGGTGTCAGCAACCTGATGACTCATTTCGGGATCGATTCAACAGAAGCGTTTGATCTGTTTGCAAAAGGATCACAGGAAGGGCTTGATTATACCGATGAACTTGGAGATAACATTGCAGAATATGGTGGTAACTTCAAGCAGGCAGGATATTCTGCAACGGAATACTTCCAGCTTCTGAAAAACGGAACTAAAAACGGAGCTTATAACCTTGACAAGGTCAATGACTCGATCAATGAGGTCAAGAACCGTTTAGGTGATGGTACGATCGGAAAAGACATTGACATGTTCAGTAAGAACACGAAGACAGCCTTTAAAGCTTGGGAAAGCGGAAAAGGTACAATGAAAGATGTCATTGAATCTATTGTAAAAGATATCAATAAATGTACGGATGAGCAGAAAGCCCTGACGATGGCACAAACAGCTTTCGGTACAATGGGTGAAGATGCGAACTTGAAAGTCGTTAAATCACTGACAGCAACTGGAGATACCTTTAAAGATGTCAAAGGTACAATGGAAGAACTCAAAGATGTGCGCTATGACGATATCAATTCACAGTTTGCAGAAATCGGGCGAAGCGTTCAAGTTGATCTGATTCAACCGTTGGCACAAAAAGCTTTACCAGATGTCAAATCATTTGTGAAATTCGTGATTGAGAATATCAATTCAATTCTTCCAGCGACTGCCGCTGTGGGTGCCGGGATTGGAACGATGTTTGCAGCACAAAAATTAATGTCGTTTATCCAGACACTGCAAAAGACAGCTGTAATGTTTGGAGTTGTTAGTGCAGCAACCGATGTTGCAACCGGATCAGAACTTGCTTTCAATGCGGCAATGCTGGCAAACCCTGTTACACTTGCAGTTGCAGGAATTACAGCATTAACAGCAGGAATCGCAGCGTACGTTGTCAAAACAAAATTATCTTCAAGTGCAACCGATCAAAATACGAAGTCAACAAATGAATTGATTAGTAAACAGAAAGAACTTAAGAAAGCTTTGTCAGACTCTGACAAAGCCAGACAGAGTAATATTTCAAATGCTCAAGAAGAAGGATCGCAGGCAGACATTTACTATGATCGTTTAAATAAATTAATTGGTGTCGAAAAGAAAAGTTCGGCTCAAAAAGCATTAATTAGAGATTATGTACAGAAATTAAATGACCTTATGCCAGATCTTAATTTGAAATATGATGAGGAAAAGGACAAACTGAACAAATCAACATCAGCAATTGAAGCAAATATTAAGGCACAAAAAGAACTGATCCTTGCGAAAGCAGCACAAAGCAATCTACAAACAATAGCAGAAGATATTGTAAAATTAGAAACACAACAAGGAAATCTCGTAAAACAGAATACAAAAAACGAAGAAGCGTATAAAGCTGCACAAAACAAAACACAAAAAGCGAAAGAAGCATATTTAAAAACTGGATCAAATCAATATAGCCAAGAGTACCATAATTATGTGAAAGCAATTCAGAACGAGTCAGAAAAAAGACAGGCTTATGAGAAAACATCAGAGGCAGTTGACAAGAATAAAAAGAAATTGGCTGAATTGAATGGAGAGTACGATAAGACAGAAAAATATGCTCAATCAAAGATCAACGTAGCTGAAATTGATAAATCCTTGAGCGCGATCGCAGAAAAAATGAAGGCAAAAGGAAAGAAGATTCCGCAAGCAGTTAGTGATGGGATTAAAGAAGGACAATATGAAGTCCCGAAGACCGTTGAAGGAATGGAAAATCTGATTAAGTTTGATAAGCTTGCGAAGCAGGCAAAGGTTGATGGTGTGAAAATCCCAAAAAATCTTGCTGAAGGTATATCTTCTGGGAAAGTATCAGCACAGACAGCTGTAGATGCATTGAAACAGGTAGCGAAGTTTGATGATTCTAAAACTGTAGCAGATGCAAAACAGGCAGGAATCAAAATTCCAAAATCTTTGCGTGAAGGAATTGCAAGCGGTCAAGTTTCGGTTCAAGAAGCAACGAAACAGCTGCAAAGTGCAATTGATTTTGGATCTAGTGATGTTGTAACAAAAGCAAAAAATGCAGGTATTAAGATACCAGCATCACTTGCAAATGGAATTGCAAGCGGAAAAGTAAGTGTAAAAACAGCTACTGATCAAGTGCAGACTGCATTAGATTTTAAATCTTCGTTAGAGAAGGCAGGTATTACAGGAAAGCAAATACCGCAATCTTTAATGACTGGGATTGTGACAGGAAAGACAAGTGTAAAAAGTGCAGCGAAGATCGTGAATGATGCAATAACATTCAAAGATGCAGCAAAAGAAGCCGGCAAAGATGGAACCAAAACAGTAACGGAATTGGTCAATAAAATTTTGGCAGGAAAAATATCAGCAGAACAAGCTGGTAAAGAGTTGGCAAAAGCAACATCGAAGGGGCAGAAAGATGGTTCAACTGATTCAAAAAACAATGGACAAAAATCTGCTCAAGAATATAACTCAGGTGTAAAATCTCAATCTGGAAATTCAAAAAAAGCAGGATCAAGTGTTGGAAAATCAAGTACAACAGGAATGAAAAGTGGAAGTAAAGGAGCTGGATTAACAGGACAATCTGCTGGTAAAAGTTATTCTAGTGGTGTTGGTAGCCAATCTGGAAAAGCCAAATCGTCCGGTCAGAAAGTTGGGAAAAGCGCTGATTCTGGTGCAAAAGCTGGAGGAAAAGGTGCTAAATCTACAGGACAAAAATTTGGATCAACGTATGCAGGAGGTGTAAGCAGTAAAGGCGACTCTGCAAAATCGAGTGGTACAAGTTTAGCTAATAATGCAAAAAGTGGAGCCGGATCAGTAAGCGCTCATTCATCAGGTACTAATTTTGCTCAAGGATTTATCAACGGTATCGCATCATTATTTACTGCGGCATGGAATGCTGGTAAAAAATTAGCAACATCTGGTCATAGTGGATTGAAGAAAGGGCAGAAAGAAGGTTCTCCGTCAAAATTAACTCGTCAATCAGGAGTGTATTTTGGTGAAGGTTATAACAATGGAATCAAATCGATGATAAAAACTGTCGCTAAATCAGGTGCAAATCTTGCCATAACAGCATATGGGTCATTACGTACAGCGCAAAAAGAAGGTTCTCCATCAAAATTAACATATGACTCTGGTAAAAACTTCACAAAAGGATTTATTAACGGTATTTCCAATGAAGAAAAAAATCTTGTAAAAATCGTAAAGAATATGGTTACCACGGTTGTAAATGTGATGGCGAACATGAGCAACTTTGATTTTTCTGGAGTAGCTACTAATGCTAGTAATGCATTTAGCGATGCATTATCCAAACAAATCACTTATATGCAAGATAAAATGCAATATCAAAGTGATCAAAAATCACAACAATTGGAAAGTAAGTTATCCGGTTATGAAAATAGCAGAGATGATTACCAAAAGAAATATGATACTGCGAAAAGTAAATACGATAAAATGCAAACTGACTACAAAAAGGCTGAAGAAAACTATAATAAAGCGAAAAAGAATTTTGATAAAGCGAAAAAAGCAAAAGACAAGAAAAAGTATAAATCGCAGATGGATACTTATAAAAAGCAGATGAATGCAGATAAAAAAACGATGAAATCGCAAGATAAGAATATGTCTGCGGCAAAGAAACAAATAAGCAACTATGAAAGTCTTGTCAAAGAACAAACTGAATTTAATAATTCTTATCAAGAAGCGTCGTCCAAAATGTTGTCTGAATTCAGCAATGCATTAAGCGAATATCAGACGAAAGCACAAGATTTAATTGATACAACGATTAATGGCATTACAGACACATATCAGGCGAAATATGACGCACTGATTGAGAAGCAGGATACACTGATCTCAAAACTGAAGAGTGCCGGAGATTTGTTTGAAGTATCCAACGCTGGAATCATGACTGTTAACGACATTAAGGAACAGACACAGAGCATCCGAGATTATACAAGCAAATTACAGACAATCAAAAGTAAAGTGTCTAGTGAGTTATTTGATCAGATTGCAAGCTATGATATGGATCAGGGCAGTGCATTTATGGATCGTTTGCTTGCTATGAGTGATGCTGATCTGAAAGCATACTCAGATGCATATGATGAAAAAATGCGTTTTTCAGAGGAATCTGCAAAAAAAATCTATTCAAAGGATTTTGACAACGTAGCAAGTGATTATAAAAATTCTTTACAACAAGCTTTCAAAGATCTTCCTGGAGAACTGGAAACAATCGGTCAACAGGTCATGGCTGGATTTACAACAGGACTTACAAAAGATACAGATTACATGACAAGTGCGATTAAAACAATGGTACAGGCAATGGTTGATCAGTTTAAGTCAGATCTTGATATTCACAGCCCGTCAAAGGTTACGGAAGGGTTGGGTAACTTTACTGGACAAGGTTTTGGTAATGGACTCTTAGAAAGTATTAAGCGAGTACAGCAAAATGCAAGACAATTTATCAATAGTGTGACAAGCCCGATTGGAGACTACACAACCGATATCGGCAATGTACGAAGAACTGTTGGAGCAAATAATAACAGAGGATCGGCACCAGTAACACAGACAGTTGTAAATAATTATAATCTTGTGCAGAACAACACAAGCCCTAAATCGCTATCTGCACTTGATACATACCGTGCAAGAAGGCAGCAGGTAAATATGCTGAAAGCAATGACAACATAAGGAGTGATAGATATGTATAAATTAAAAGTTGAGAACAAATACGGGGAACAGATGGAATTAACAAAGAATCCTCGTTACACGATCTCAAGTGTTGACGGACTCTATCCTCCTGAGTCCGTCATAAATACAACGAAGGTCGCTAATATGGACGGATCTGTTTACAATTCATCGTATGTGAATGATCGACAGATTACGATCACAATGGCAATCAATGGACCAGCGGAAGAAAACAGATTGCATTTGTATAAATATTTCAAAACAAAGTACCCTGTTAGATTATACTACGGAAATGACGTTCGCAATGTGTACATAGATGGATATGTATCCAAGATGCCGATCGAATACTTTGAAAAAAAACAGACAGCTCAGATTGAGATTACTTGCCCAATGGCATTGTTTCGATCAGTTGAGCAGAACATAACAGATTTTTCTTCTGTGGAAAATAAATTTGTATTCCCGTTTGCAATTGAAAAAAGTGGCATTCCATTTTCGACACTAAAGATGGGAGAACAAAAGACAATCGTAAATGGTGGAGACGTTGAAACAGGCATCATTATTAAATTAAATGCCTTGGGAAATGTAACAAATCCGAAAATCTATGACGTTGATAACAAAGATCACATGTTTCTTAATATATCAATGAAATCCGGAGATGAAATTACGATCAACACGCTGAAGAAAGAAAAATCAATCAAATTATTAAGCAATGGTGTTGAAAGCAATATTATAGGGAAACTTGAAGCCGGATCGAAATGGTTTAGTCTCATTCCAGGTGACAACATTTTCACGTATGAAGCTGAGGAGTTTCCAGAAAATTTACAGTGTACATTTATTATAAATGATCAGTTTGAAGGAGTGTAAGATGGAGATTTATGTATTAGATTTGGATGCAAATATTCTTGATATGATAGATACATTTACAAGCTGTATCTGGACAACTCAATATTATTCTGTTAACGACTTCCAATTGATCGTAGCCGCAACAGAAAAGAACATTGAGCTATTGCAGGAAGGACGTTTATTGTGCCGGGATAAGGATAGAAACGAAAACACCTGGAAGAATGTGATGCTGATAAAATCTATTAAGATTGACAATGACACTGAAAATGGAGATACGATTACAGTGACTGGCAGTGGTCTTAAATATATTGTTAGCAGGCGAGTTGTATGGAAACAGACAATACTAAATGGTTCTGTCGAAGATGGAATCAGGCAGATCATAACAGAAAACATAATATCACCGGAAGATGAAAAAAGGAAAATGGATCATTTTAGGCTTGCGGACAAAATAGGAATCGAAGATACATTTGATGTGCAGGTAATGGGAGACAATATTGCAGAATGGATGGAGACAACATGCAGTACCTATGGAATTGGATGGGATGTGTATATAGATAATGCAGAACTTGTATTCCAATTATATAAAGGACTGGACAGGTCATACAATCAGCAAGAGCGGATTCCTGTTGTATTTTCGGATGATTTTGACAATCTTTTGTCAACTACGTATACATACGAAAAGGGCGATTACAAAAACGCTGCATTGATTGGCGGTGAAGGAGAAGGTACCGATCAGAGAACCACATCAATTGGAGATGCACAAGGTTTTGATCGATACGAGACATACATAGATGGTTCAAGTGTTTCAAGTAATGGCAAAATCATAACGGAAGAAGAATATTATAAGATGCTTCAGGATTATGGAAAAAATGAGCTTAGTAATGTATCAACGACTGAAACGTTCGAAGGGAGTACCGATCAGAATGGAAATTATGTATTGAATAAAGATTATTTTTGCGGAGATATCGTGCAGGTAACAAATGAATATGGAATCAGTGCAACACCGCGGATCACAGAGATAATTGAAAGCAGTGACGAAAATGGGACATCTGTTGTTCCAACATTTAGCACATGGGAGGTTTAATATGGCAGTTACATATGGTTTTTTTAACGCAGTTCAACAAAGTGATGGGAGTTACGATCGTACATATAACGCAGATCAGATGAGTACTTATTTTGAAGGACTCGTTGGAGATGGAGTGTACGAAAATATTGGAGATGCAATGCAGGTAGTAGCATCTTCTGGTATGCAGGTGCAGGTAAAGAGCGGAAGAATGCTGATCGGATCGAGATGGTTGAAAAATGATGCTGCATATCCGATCATGATTAATTCTGCACACGTCACATTAAATCGTTATACGGCAATTGTTGCAAGGTTGGATTTGACGTCAAGAACGATTACACTTGTTGCAAAAGATGGTGAAAATGCATCAGATCCTGTCAAACCGGAAATGATAAATTCACAGACTATGAAAGAAATGTGTTTAGCATATGTATATGTAGCACGCGGAGCAACAGCGATAAGCCAATCAAACATTGTGGATTGCAGAGCTGATAGTAATGTATGTGGTTGGGTAACTGGAATCATACAGCAGGTAGATACAAGCAAATTATATCTACAATGGCAGACAGCATATGAAGAGTTTTATGATCAGATGCAAGAATGGAAGCAGCAACAGGAAGATTCGTTTGACAAGTGGTTTAGTACATTGACAAGTAAACTACAGGTAAATACTAAAATTACAGAGAAACGATGGACAATGACACAGAGTGGAAGTTCAACAACAGGATTTCCAATAGAGCTGACGTTTACTCCAGGAACAGATATATTGTATGTGAATCTGAATGGTGTAATGTTGGTAGAAGGAACAGACTATACACTAGAATCAACAACAAATGGAACAAATATTAAACTTACAAATGCGGTTGAAGCTGGAAATACATTTGAATTTAGAGTTTTACAATCAAAAATTGGATAAATATAGTTGAATTTTACAAAACTATTAAACATTTCTAAAGAGTCTATAAACTCCCATATTTTCAAAAATAAGGTGGTATAATAGAGATATTAGAACTGAATAAAGAAAGAGCTGAACTCCAGACTACCAATCACAAAGTTCAGCTCCACACGGTGTACTCGAAGGTACGGGCATATTATAACACAATCTCTTACTTTTGGGTATACCTCAAAGGAGGGATTTTTTATGCGTGAACAGTTTGTAACCTCATTCATGACAAAGATTTCTGACAAAATCGATGATAATTCTTTGAAGATCATATTCAAAGAATTGACGATTTTTGTGAATGACTTTGAAATAAAAAAGAGAGAAACCTCTTTAACGGTGTATCAAGGTTATCTTCCAGAATGTTATCAGGTGTACTTTGTATCAAAAAAGATCGAAGGGATGAGCATGAAGACATTGCAGCTCTACGATTTGTATTTGAAGGATTTTTTCTTGGCTATGAATAAAGATATCAAAGAAATTTCCGCTAATGATATCAGAGTGTATCTGTATAAGACACAGGAAAAGAGAAACTTGAGCAATCGGACCTTAGACAGTCGAAGATCTGCAATACATGCCTTCTTAGAATGGGCTGCAAATGAGGAATACATAAATAGGAATCCATGCAGAAATATTAAGAGAATCAAATATGAAAGAAAAAAGAAGAAGCCATTGACACCGATTGAGATGGAAATGCTTCGTAATGCATGTGAGACAGTTCGGGATAAAGCATTAGTTGAATTTTTTTATAGCACGGGATGCCGTGTGACGGAATGTGAAAGAATGAATATTGATGATGTCGATTTCGAAAAGAAGGAAGTATATTTATTTGGAAAAGGTGATAAACATCGGCCATCATTCTTGAATGCAAAAGCTGAACTTGCATTGAAAAATTATTTAGAAATAAGGAATCTTGATGATCCGGCACTGTTCGTAGGAGAGAGAAAACCGCATGGACGGCTTAAGAAAGCAGCAATTGAAAAACGATTTAGAGAGTTGGGGGAAAAGTCTGGTATAAAAAGAAGAGTGCATCCGCATTTGATTCGTCACACGTCAGCAACAGATGCACGCGATCACGGAATGCCGATCGAGGAGATTAAGGAGTTCTTAGGACATGCTAACATAGCGACTACACTAGAATATGCAGAGGTAACAGAAGCAGCAACCAAAAGTAGCCATAAACGATGCATAGTATAACAAAAAGGACGTTCAAGAGGAACGTCCTTTTTGTACAAAGGAATATCAGTACATAGGGAATATATTATGTACTGAAAGTATGAAAAAAGTTTTCTGATGAAAACTATATGGAAATTATAACAAAAATTGGAAATAAAGTCAAGGAAAAGGAGATAAAATATGGAAATTAGAGCAAGACCGTGATGGTCTTATTTTTATGCAATAATAAATGCATTAAGAAAGGAGAAAATAAGAATGTCAACGGAATATGTTTCGAGAGAGGAACATCTAGAATTTAAAGACGGGATTGAGAAAGAACATAAACGACAAAATCATAGGATTGAAATCCTTGAGAACACATTTAATCAAATTAATGAGTTGACACTATCCGTGCAAAAATTAGCAAATAACATGGAAAGTATGTTACTCAGACAAACAGAGCAAGGAAGACGACTTGAAGAATTGGAAAAACAAGACGGAGAAATGTGGAGAGAAGCAAAAAAACACATTGTAATGGCACTGATCGGAGCAGTAATTGGATATTGCTTAAGTCAGGTTGGATTGTAAAGGAGAAAAAATATGAATGAGTTATTTCAACAGAATAAAGTATTATTTTTAGCAGTAGTCACAATTGTGATCGCTGCTTTTTTAGTTAAAGTGATCATTGGATATATCAAGCAGAAAGGATTGGAAGGTATTCGCTACGATGTGTACAAGCTTTTCCTGGAAGCGGAGCACACATTTATTGCAAGTGGGCAGGGTGAACAGAAACTAAATTATGTTATCCATCTCGCAAGATCTATGTTGCCACCAGTTGCACAATTATTTATTACAGACGAGGTGTTAAGAGCTGCTATTCAACTATGGTTCGATGGTATTAAAGATCTGCTTGACGATGGAAAGCTAAACGATTCAATCAAAAAGGAAGGAGAATGATCATATGGCTAAAATTACAAAAAACTGTATCAATCTTGTGAAAGAATTTGAAGGATGCCGACTTAAAGCTTATCAGGATGAGGTAGGTGTATGGACGGTCGGATATGGTATTACAAACTCCGACAAATCAATTACAAAGGTAACAATTGAAAAGGGGCTCGTGATTACACAAAAGACAGCAGATCTATGGCTTGAAAGAGCACTTACAAAAAAATATCTGCCACTGGTTGCTAAGTACAATAAAAAGTATAACTGGAGTCAAAATCAAATTGATGCACTTGTAAGCTTTTGCTACAACATTGGATCTATAAGCGGATTAACTGCAAACGGCACAAGATCTAACAAAGTAATCGCAGAAAAAATGTTAGAATACAATAAAGCAGGTGGGAAGGTTTATAAAGGTCTGACAAGAAGAAGGAAGGCGGAGCGTGCACTTTTCATTAAGAAGAGCACGTACGCAAAAGTTTGTACAAAAACTGATCCACTTACAATTAGATGTGCTGCAAATGCATCTGCAAAAAAAGTTGGAAAAATTCCAAAAGGTACAAAAGTAAATGTTGTAAAAAAGGGATCAGTATGGACAAAAGTGAACTATAAAAATGTTACTGGATACGTTGCGACAAAGTATCTTAAATATTAAATTACATATCTGAAATGGCACGACTGGGGGATTTTCCCCAGTCTTTTTTATTATAAAAGGGGGTATTATTCTGTAATAAAAGAGGGTGCTTTTTTGCATAAAAAGGGGGTATTATTCTGTAACAAAAGGGGGTATTTTCTTACATAAAAAGGGGGTATTTTCCTGTAATAAAAGAGGGTATTTTCTTACATAAAATCAAAAAACAAAAAATACCCCCTTTTATTACAGATTGATACATTAAAAAGCTTGATTTTATGCGGATTTCAAGAGTTTTAATGTGTCGTAGTTGAACCGAAATACTGCAGTTACAGGTTCATAGCTCGTCCATCCTTAAAAGGGCGAAAAAATAAACGAATTTAGAGAGAAAAAGAAAAGCCAGATCATGACTTGTTGCGACAGGATGATATGCCAGTAGGAGATCCAAAACAACAAAGAAATATCAAGAAAAAGCTGGTTTGATGTCGATGATGACAGAATTTGCAGAAAAACGGAAATAGAAAGAAAATTCGCCACCACTTTCGCCACCAAAACGATATTGGAACATGAATTATATACGCATATTTTGAAGAAATATGTTACAAAAACGGCATAAAACCGTTAAAATGAAAGAAAAGAAATTATAAAATTGCCCTCTCAAGGTCGAATCACGAGTTCGATTCTCGTTGGAGTCATAAGCTACAAACCTAGCAAATACGCGGTTTGTAGCTTTTTTCATTTTTACAGAAAAAACTTCGCCACCAAACTTCGCCACCAAAATTTATTTTTCGTTCCCTGTCTTAAAAATAATATCTTCAAAAGCATCCAAAGATTGCTGCTTTCGATCGCCATGAATATGTGCATATTTCTGCAAAAAAGTGGCAGGAGTGTTCCCCATGATTTCAGATAAAACCTTATCAGATTCCCCACGTTCGTAATTAGTCGTTGCGAATGTGTGTCTGCAATCGTACAGAGTAATCACGGGCAAGGTTTCATTATGATTTGCATTATAACGCTTTTCAGTTCTGGTAAACATTCGATACAAGTGATCAGGACGGACAGGAGTACCAATTTCAGTGTTAAAAAGAAAATCATTGTCAAACCGATCAGGATATTTTAACCTCATTTCTTTCTTCCAGAGTAGCTTTTTCTTGACAGCCTTATTGAGAGTATCAGGGATATAAACAGATCTGAAAGAATTAGAACTCTTCATATTGTCTTCAAGAACCCCGTATTTGTTTAAAGTTCGATGCATATAAAAGCATTGACGATCAGGATCATAATCGCTTTCTGCAAGACCACATGTCTCACTCGGACGAGGACCGAGAAGAATCTGGCAGCAGAACATGGCATAATAATGTGATGCTTTTGCTTCCATGGAACTTAAAAAGATAGAAATCTGTTCGTCAGACCATGTCTGTTTGACTACGTATGCCACCTTATTTCGTTTTATTCCAATCATTGGATTATCTTTACCATTAATCAATTTTAATGGAGATACGGCAAAGTTAAATACATCACAGAGGATATTAAGGTTTTTGTTTACAGTTTCAGCTCCGTATTTATGTTTTCTTGGATTATTTCCATTTTCTAAACTTTTCTTAAAATTTAAAATATGCCTTGATTCGATTCCAGAAATCGGAACATCTTCGAAGACAGGAAAGATATATCTGTCTAAATATCCGCGATAAGTTCGATAAGTTTCATCTGCGTAAGTTTTTTTATTCGCCTCTAACCAAAGATCAGCAACTTTACCGAAATATTCCTCTGATTGCTTTTTCACCTTTTCTTCTTTTACTTCCTTTTTAATTTGAAGAGTAAGTTTAGCATCGTCCTGTTTAGCTTCCTTTTTGTTCGATCTGCGAGGACCAGATACTTTGCGTTTCAAAAGCGGATGCCATTGGACGGCACAATAACTTTTTTTGATTTTTCCTGTTTTTTTACTTGTATAAGTTTTAGTAATTACAGACATATATGATCATCCTTTCTTTAAATATACTATTTGATTGTTTTAAAATACGAAACATATGTTCGATTGCTAGGTAAAAAATAAAAAGCTAAAGAAATTTAAGCTTTACAAGTTCAGGGATCACGTTTAAATAAGCAGCGATCTGATCTACTGTCATTCCCTGGTATTCAATTAACTCTTCATCCGGAATAAGGAGTTCCGCAGCAAATTTATTTGCCTCAATTTCAAATGTGTTTTTGCTGTACATGGTATAATTCCGGACAAAGCTACAATTTATTTTTGGATGCTGGATAGCATGGCCAAGTTCATGTGCTGCAACGATCCGATGTATCCGATCATCTTCGATATCAGCATTTAAAAATATACACTTCGACCGCTGTAAATACATATAGCATCCCAAACGATGACCTAGTGGCACATCAAAACGTTCGATTTCCAGATAATCCATTAATTCATAGGGATCAGAAGAGCTGTATTTCTTTTTTAACTTCCTTATGTTTTCTTTTATTTTCGTATTCAGGTAAACCACTTCCTTAGTTTGTCAGACTCTGACAAAATAAAATTAGTTGAAAATTCCTAAGTATTTGTTTATAATATACTTAGCAAAGAGGTCGGCGCGATAGATGGAGCAAACCAATCTAACCCGACGAAAAACTTTCTTAGATAGTCGTTCTATTCTTTCCAGGAGACAGGACGACTATTTTTTTAATGCATAAGAACATAATGCAATATTTGACAACCTTTATTTTTGATTATATTTACGGCACGGGTTGAAAATTATCTTTTCCACTTGCATCTTGTCAGACTCTGACAAAATCATTTTGTATAAAAATATATAACATCAAAGTTCATAATTAAGCATTTCATAAAATGTGTTTTCTGAAATAATGTCAATATCTTGTCCGGATAATTTTAACTTTTCAGCCTTCTTTTGTTTGCTACTTTTTCCATCTTTAATAGTAGGACAGTAATCATTGTTACCGAGAATAAGATAATTTGTTTTTTTAGTAACAGAATTAGCTACAATACCGCCAAGATCTACGACAAGTTGCATAGCATCTTTTCTTTGAAGATTTTCAAGCTTTCCTGTAAAGCAACAAACTTTTCGGTACAATGGATGTAAGGTATTAAAGTTTTCATTGGATGTTGTAATTGAATTGACATCTAATGTTTTGCGCTTTCTTTTTAAAGAAAGTTTAAAATTATCCAATGATTCAAATTGTTCTAACATTGAATCATGTAATCTTTCAAATAATTTATTCGTGGTCTCACAATCAGAAAGAGCACGATGAGCCGCAGAAGAAGTATCTATTTTATAGAACTCTACCATGTCAGAAAGTCTATGATGAGGAAGCTCTTTATGTAAACGACGACATAATCTTAAGGTATCAATAAAATCATTGGTCAATTTATAATCACAATAATCCAAAAGATTATCGTATAAAAAATTGATATCAAAGTTGACGTTATGACCTACTAAAATATCATCGGAAATAAAATTGACAAAATTATCTAACACATCTTTAACTTCTGGTGCAGTATCTAACATTTCATTTGTGATATGCGTAAGCTTAGAAATGTAATCATCAACATAATAATATTTGTGCCCATCATCATCAGATAAAAAATCACAGTCGTCATATTCTTCGTCATATTCAATTACTGGAGGTTTTACTAGGGAAGAAAAAGTTGATTCAATAGAATTATTAACAACTTTAATAGCTGCGATTTCAATTATTGAATCAAAATTTGGATCTAAACCAGTAGTTTCGATATCAATTACAGTATAATTTTGAGGAAAATCTAAAAGACTATTTCCTTTATTTCGCTTTGAACTTAAGAGTTTTTCACTTTCGACAGAAATAGAGCCAGTTTCTTGATTAAATGAAATAGTTATTGGCATAATATCAATCCTCCTATTCTTTGTCAGACTTTGACAAAATTATTTTTTATATTTTTTAGGTGTATACTTTTCTTTATTTTTCTTTTTTATCCGACGTAATGCCATATCAAGAGCATCCATAAGAAGCTCGGCATCATCATCTGTAACTTCAATCCCGTTATAATTTAACTCGCCGCTTTCGTTGTTATCTATCTGATCTTTTAGCATGTCTAGGGTTTTGGCTATGTTGCGATTATCTTTATATGTCAGTTCTGAATGATCGCGTTTGTCTGAGTTTCCAAGGATGTAATCTATGGAAACGTTGAAAAAATCAGCAATCTTCTTTAATATTTCCGCATCAGGCTGACGAAGTTCTCGCTCATACATGCCGACGCTGCTCGTCGATATTCCTAACTTTGCGGCAAGATCTTTCTGTTTTAAATTTTGCTCTAACCTTAATTTTCTAATTCTTTTTCCAAACATACATATACCTTCATTTGTTTTTTTAATTATAATACCACACAAATTGTGATAAAAGATAAAAACACACAAATTGTGATAAAATACTTGACATAATTATAAACGTGTTATATTATAAAATCACAATATGTGATAGAAACGAGGTGATAAGTTGAATTGGATGTACGAATTTCGCAAAGAAAAAGGAATGTCTGCAAATGAAATAGCAAACGAAATAGGTGTATCTACTTCTTATTATGAAAAGATAGAAAATGGACATCGAAATCCTAGCTATAATTTTATTAAGAAATTTTTATACAAATATCCTGATGCAAATATTAAACAGATTTTTTTTACTTTTAAATAACACATATTGTGATATATAAATAATAATAACACAAAAGTAATAAAGTACCAGTAAACAACACTACCGATTTTCACCGAAAACCAGTAGTAACAGTACCAGGAGGTGAAAAAATAGAATGAGACCAATTATTATATTCTGGATCGTTGGAATAATAATAGGATTTGTAGTCACTGGATATGGTGCAGTAAAGGCAATAAAGAGCAATTTCAAAGACTTAAATGCCATCATTTGGTGCTGGGTAGGAGTTGAAATAGTTAGTGCTATTTGTATTATAACTTTGAAATTGCTATAAACGTCGCTATTGATAAAAAAGAATTTTTAAATAAGATGCTCTAATATTTCACGAAGTGTATGTACTTTACGTTCATCATTTTCCAAGATATGAGAGCTTGGTCTAGTAACAGGAATATGAATGTAGTTTTTGACATTTAATTTAAATGTTTCGCAATAATGCTTGTCTGAAGAATAAGCAATAGTAAATGATAATTCATCACAAGGAAGTTTTGTTACATCATATTCTAACATTTTAGATTGACCAGGAGCTAATGTAATCCCTTTTACATAGTCAAATTGTTCATTGATAGCATTTGAAGTTTTACTTTGTTTCGTTTTTTTCAAAATAGGATCGTATTGGAAGTCATTGATATAAGCTGGAGTATTTCCAAAGTTTTTTATAACAAAAAAGCTGGTCTGCTCGCAAAGGGTAATTGATTCAACATAAATGGAAATATACGGTCTGGATGATGCTTCAATCATTTTGTTATTTTGGCGTAATGATTTTATAGAAATTACAATTGCAACAACACTTGGAATCAACGAAGCAATAATACTAATAATATTGATGATGTCAGATTTTGATAAAGAGTTTATGAAATGTAACATGATGGAATTTCCTTTCTAAAAATATATGTAATGGTTCTATAGGTTGATTATAAGAGACAAAGTAAAAATAAACAAGGAATGATTAGGAGGTGAAAAAAATGCAAGGAATGTATTTGGAACAGAGAGTTGAACAGCTCGAAAGAGAAATCAGAGAATTGAAAGAGCAAAAGAAAAATGAACAGTATCTCTCTCCAAAAGAATTTGCCGAGAAAATGAGCTGTTCCCAGTCATTTGTAACAAAGATGGTAAAGAGCGGCGAGATTCAGGCTTTGCGAATGGGCAAGCTGATCAGAATCCCAATGAGCCAATTTGAAGAAAAAGAAGGGATAGAACCATCCTGGAAAGATATCGTATTTAAAGGAGCGTGAAAAAGATGAAACAGAAAAACATATCACTCTACGCATTAGCAAAACGACATGCAAGCACACATGCAATTGATAAATGCGCGCTATATCAACAACTAAGAGACAAATCAGATACATACGGCATCCTGAGAGATAAGATTGATACATTCGCAGAAAACCTTGAGATGCATTCAGATCCACAGTATGCGCAGACTATAAAAATGGAATTGCTACAGCAACTTAAAAACGAGATTAATCGGTTAAAAATACGCAAGATTTTGTAGACGGTAAAAACTTCTGATGATTTACAGAGCTCTGTAAATCATCAGAAGAGCAAAAGGAGACTAACTATGAAAAACATTTATCAGGCTGCAAGAGAAGCAGCAGGAATGACGCAGGAACGTGCAGCAGAGCTGATTGGGCTGTCAGTTGAGAGTATTCGAAGCTATGAAACAGAAAAGAGAATCCCGGCAGATGAAACAGTGATCAAGATGGCAGAGATCTACGGTGGAGCAAATTACTTGGCGTATCAACATTTGAAGCATAAGACAATGCTGGGCAATGCGATCTTACCAGATGTGTCAGAGGTTCCGCTGTCACAGGCAGCTCTTCAGATGATTCATGAAATGAACGATTTTATCCAATGCGAGCCGGATATTATCAAGATCACGATGGATGGAGTGATTGATTCAAACGAAGAATTTGCATGGATGGATATCATCCAGAAATGTCAGAGGCTTTGCAGAGCGGTGCTCACATTACAATATTCGAGAAAAGAAGGTGAAGAGAGTAAAGAAGTATAGAGAGTAGCAGAAACAAGAAAATAGTTTATAACAGATGGTTCTTTGAAGTAACCAGATAAAGCAGAATGACTATCACTAGATAGGACCCGACAATTCCCTAAATTAATAATATGAACTTTTTTAGTAACAAAGAAACCCCATTAGTGTTATTTAACATATCAATTGAATATAACTGGTTGCTTCAAAGAGTCATCTGTTAAGGAAAAAACTAGGAGGAATAAGAATGACAGAAGAAAAATACAAGGAATTCCAAAAAAAGATAGTAAAGGCGGTAGAAAATGGATCACCTACTGGAATGACGAAAAATATCCAGGAAATTGCATTTGATTATGCAGAGATGATAAATGAGGTTGTCTCGCCATTGAATCCATTGTCTGCCCCGATCGTAGCTGCTGCACTTGGGTACATACGAGGTACAGTTCTGGAAGCTTTGGATAGTGAACAGAGAGAAGCAGCGCAAATTATTGAAATGCTTTTAAAATCAACTATAAGAGCAGAAAAGGTTGATATCAAATAAAAAAGGCACCCATACGAGTGCCTGGTACGTGAAAAAATTTCACGATGTACATTTTTAGAGCTAATAACAGTGTACCATTATCGTTAAATTTTTTCAAGGGGTGTTTATGAAACGTACTTACAGAGATGGAATAACAGATTTTACAGAACCGTTTTGGGATAACTTGTGTTCGAAATGTTCAAAAAGATTCTGGAGCGTCACACTTGACTGTGTTTGCCCAAAATGTGGAAGTGAAGAGCTTTATATCCTGAACGAAACGAAACACCTGAAACACGATAGAGAAGAACTCGAAAGATTTCATAAGAAGATAATGGAGGAAAAAAGAAGATGAAGACAATAACAATAATGAATTACAAAGGCGGCGTTGGTAAAACGGCTACAGCGGTAAATCTTGCTTACAATTTATCAGAAAAAGGGTATAAAACTCTTCTGATCGACTGCGATCCGCAAGGAAATGCAAGCTATTTTTATGGAAAATATGACGAAAAGAAGAAAAGTTTAACCGGAGTGCTACAAGGTAAATATACGTTGGGTGCCGCAATCAGGAGAACGAAGTTTAAGAATTTAGACATCGTTCAGGCAGATCGTCGTCTAGAATTTGTTAAGATCTACAGTCCGATTGAACTGAAAGACCAGATTTATCAATTGGGTGAAAATCGATACGATTATGTGATTTTAGATTGTCACCCAACATTTGAATTATATACAAAAATTGCATTGGTGGCAGCAGATCTTTGCGTGGTTCCAGTGAAACTCGATCAGAACAGCATCAATGGACTTGCTTTTTTTGACGAGCACTTTCAAGACATATTAGATCTTGCTCCAAACTGTGAGTATAAAGTATTAATTACACTTTGGAAGCCAACAAAAGCTAATAAAATTGGATTAATTGATTTGGTAAATAGACACCAGTATCCGATATTTAAGAGTCTTATTCGGGATTGTGCATCTGTAAATTATTCTACATACCGCAGAATGCCGCTAAGAAAATGCAGAAGTACAAAGAATGCATGCCTTGACTACAATGATTTCACGGATGAATTGATTCAGGAGGTGCAGTAAATGGATATGAATGACATTTTAAAAAGCATCGGGCAGAAACAGCCACAAGAGAAAAAGAAGTCAGCTCCACGAATCCAGATGATCCATTATACCAAGTTAAAACCTAGTCCGGATAACTTTTATGACACAGAAGGAATTGAAAAACTTGCCGCAGCAATCAGGATCGCAGGAGAAATCAAGAATCCGCTGCGTGTTCGAAAAGCAGATATAGACGAATACGAAGTAAATGAGGGCCATCGCAGGAGATTAGCAACAATCTACAACGTAGAAGAAATGGGGATGAATGAATTTGAATTTGTTCCGTGTGTTGTGGAAGACACGACGAGTACGATTGGAAAGTTGAATCTGATCTTAAGTAATTCCACACAGCGAGAGCGTACGGAATACGAGAAGATGCAGGAAACAGCAAAGCTTAGAATTTTATTAGAGCAGTACGCAAAAGAAAATGAGACAAAGATATCATCGACGGACATGAGAAAGATGATATCAACAATTTTAGGCGTTTCAGGAACGAAAGTCGCACAACTGGAGAGTATTAACAGGAATCTTGTGGACGAAGCAAAAGAACAGTTTAAGGATGGAAGTATGCCAGTATCTGTTGCAAATGAAATGGCAGGACTACCGGAAGAGATACAGAGAGATCTATCAAAGCAGGAAGATATCAAATTATCTCAGGTAAAGGAGATTAAGGAAGATTCCAAAGAAAATGCAAAGATAATGTGTAAGTATGATAATTCAAAGAGATGTCATACGAAGATGATCCAGAGACAACAGGAACATTTATATACAAATGGACCATGTTCTGGTTGTTGTAGATTGTGTGATCATGCACATGGTTGCCGCTATCGATGCGAAAATAGTCTAACTGAATATGAAACAAAACAACAACCTCAGGAGGTAGCAAAGTGTGCTTATAATTCAAAATATGAGTGTAACATAGATGAGATTATAGAGAAATACAAGGTAGGAAGAAATACTGCAGAGTGTCCAGGATGTTGTAAATTATGCGGATATACATTTGAATGCGAGCATGTTTGTGAGAATGTATTAGAAAATAAATCTATAACAGAGAGTAATTTGGAGAGCGTAACGTTTACATTCCAAGATGTAAAAGCAACTCTTGGATATGTAAAACAACAGATTCCAGAAACAAAGATAAATGATAAAGAAACAATTACTAGATTAAAGGTAATGTCTGAAGCATTGAAAAAATACTTAAACGATATGACAGAAAGGGTTGAATACAATGGCAAATAGACGCATGGTGAACATAAGAGTTATAGACAGCGATAAGTTTCTGGAGCTTCCACTATCGTCACAGGCTTTATACTTTCATTTGTTAATGAGAGCAGATGATGATGGATTCATTAACAATCCTAAGAGGATACAGAGAATGATTGGTGGCAGTGAAGATGATTTTAAACTTTTATTAGCGAAACAATACATAATCAGTTTTGACAGCGGTGTGATCGTAATAAAACACTGGAAAATGCACAATTATATCAAAAAAGACCGGTACCAGGAGACGGAATGCAGAATTGAGAAGAGCATGTTATACGAAGAAAATAAGACGTATACACTGGAAAAACCGCCATGTATCCAAGATGGAGACATTTTGGAACCAGAACGGAACCACAGGTTAGGTAAGGTTAGTTTAGAGTTAAATAAGGGTAGTATAGATAATAATATACTGCCGGAGCAAGCCGGGCAGCAGTCGCAGGAGCAACAACAAATTTTGGAGAACGATAGCAATGAGTCAACACAGCTCTATCAGGGAGTAAGAGAATATCATATGCCACTTAAGGATGGCAGTGATTACGTGATTACTGAGAACGACGTGTTGGAATACAAGCAACTCTATCCAGAACTTGACATTGACGAAGAACTACGACAAATGATCGCATGGCTAAAAAGCAACAAACAACGACAGAAAACAAAACGTGGAATGCCTAGATTTATGAATGGTTGGTTAAATAAATCTTATGTGCAGTTTGTCAAAGAACCGAAGGCAAGGGCAAATGTACCGAAGCAACAGATACAACACAATTTTACGCAGCGTGATTATGATTTTGACGACTTAGAGCAACAGCTTCTGAGAAAACAGCAGGAGGGTATGTAACATGGCAGGCAAGAAGTATACATCTGGTAAACCAGTAAGATTAAATCCAATTAGCTTTGAAATGATAGAAGAAAAGGTCAAACATATCAGACCTGGAAGAAAAATAACAATTTGGGTGCCAAAGAAAAAGACAAACGAAGACAAAGAAGAGTTTCGTGTTGTTCAAGGAAAAGTAGTAAGAGTGTATGACAGTATGATCCATGTGAGAGTAAAAGCTACGAAGCGGAACTCATACAACGAATGTTTTTTGAAAGTTGATTTGTACCGATGGAGATTTGATGTCAGATAAACAAAAAAAGAGACAAGAACCCCGACTAAAAAGTTCAATGCCTCACTGACATTATAACACATTCAGGAGGTAATGAGCAATTGGAAAAGGAAATTGATTTTGAAAAAGCAAGGACATACTTGAAAAAAATCAAGTGGATGGACGATAGAATTGATGCACTCATTGAAGACAAAAAGAGCTACATCGAACTGGCAACGAAGACGACATCAAACCTGGATGGTAATGGTGTACATTCTTCTGGTTGCCAAGATAAAATGGCGGAGATTGTTGCCAAAATAGCGGATATTGAAAATGAAATAGCAGCACGAATTGATCGATTAGTTGATTATAAGAATTATATATCAAAGATAATTGATCAGGTTCCAGATACAGAGTGCCAGAAAATATTATGTCTGAAATTTGCAAGATACATGACAATGGACAGGATTGCGGAAGTTATGACAATGGACAGAAGTAGTGTCTACCGTAAATATAACAAAGGGATCAGAGCAGTACAGGAGATTTTGTCAGAGTTTGATAAAGAAAAACAGTGATGAAGAATGATCTGACGGCTTAGATCTCTGCCTGATATAACATGTAAATTATTTGTTGTTCTGCCAATCGGTGCTATATGTTGGATTCGGGCAGAGATCCAAGCCGTCAGGCTTGACACTGGATGTTTTATATACCACACGAGACAATTAAATAAAGATCCAGTTGCAATATAACTCATAAGAAACGCAAAAACTAATGCAGGAAATGCCCGGCTTCGGTCGGGCAGAAAGGAGCAATATGCCGAAAAGACAGTTTACAGAAGAATTTAAAAAGAAAACGATAAAGAACATGATCCGATGCAAATTAACAACAAAAGAAGCAGCCAAGAAGGCAAAAGTGACAGAAACAGCAATCGGATACTGGGAAGATAGATATTATTACGAGGTAATAAAAGAATTGGCAGACGAAAAGCGACAACGAAAACGGAATGCAGCACAAAATAGAAAAGTAGTTTGGCACCAGGTGAATAGTATCGCTGGGTATTGGAGGTAAGAATATGAGAATATATTCAAACGATAAAAGAGGACAAAATACACTTGATCGAATGAAAATAACGATAAGCATGCCAGGGAATGAAAAGTTTGGAATAATTTCACGTTTTGAAAAGCCGACCGTATATAACGCTCCATATCCTTATGACCATGAATTTTGTGAAGCACAGATAGACTTTGAAGATTCATATGAAATTGAGATGATGATTGAAGCATTGCGGAAGCTACACGAGGCAGTAGTAGCAAATGCTGGTAAATTTGTAATATCAGATGAAAAACTGCAAAAATACCTTAAAAGTGAGGAAAAATAATGGATGATAAGAAAAAACAATTGCTGAATAAGCTGAAGGCATTGGCAGAGCGTGGTGTTGGTGGAGAAAAAGAAACGGCACAACGCAAATTAAAAGAGTTAATGAAAAAGTATGGCGTTGAAGAAGTTGATTTATCAGATGAAAAAAAGGAAAACTTTAAATTTAAATATAAGAATAAATTTGAAAAACAGTTGATTCTGCAAATAGCGAATAAGACTTTTGGAGATGAGTGGTTTAATAGGATATACACTTATTCCAGAGGAATAGGCAAAAGATCTATTATTCTGATAGAATGTACGAAATTTGAAGAAACACAGATAAGAATTGAATATGAATTTTACAAAGAACTATGGAAAGAAGAAGTAGAATTTCTCTTTAAAGTATTTATCCAGAAACATAATATTTTTGATCCAAACGGCAGCAGTAAAGATGATACGACTGAACATAAGTACTCGGAAAAAGAATTAAGAAGAATGGCGATGATGGAAATGTTGTTACAAGATAAGACAATGATGAAAATGCTAGAGGTGGAAT